AGGGATTCGTGGATAAGCTGAACGGCATGTCCGACGCACAGAAGAGAACGATCACGAACATAGCGATAATCGTGGCGGCAATCGGCCCCGTGCTGATAGTGATCGGTACGGTGATCACGAAGATAGGGGCGTGTATGAAGGCGGTCAGTACGCTGATGGCCACTGTCGGAAAGCTGAAAGTCGCTCTCGCGAGCGGTGAAGGCGCTCTCGGAAGTCTCGGCACGGCGTTCACGACGATAGGCGCAGGTCCGATCCTGGCGGTCATAGCAGCAATCGGTCTCCTGATCGGGTCGTTCGTCTCGCTCTGGAAGAACAACGAGGACTTCCGGAACAACATCACGGAGACGTGGAACTCCATCAAAGAGACGATAGGCGGATTCATTGACGGAATCGCGCAACGTCTTGCGGGAATCGGGATCACGTTCGAGTCGGTGACGGGTGCGATTAGGACAATCTGGGAAGGGTTCTGTAATTTTATGGCCCCAGTGTTCGAGACGGCGTTCTCGATCATAGCTACCATCCTGCAGACAGTGTGTGACGCGATTCTCGGAATCCTGGATTTCTTCATTGGTATCTTTACCGGAAACTGGGAGCTGGCCTGGACAGGCGTCAAGGAGTTCTTCGGATCCATCTGGCAAGGCATAAAGGATATCTTTGGCCCGATACTGGAAGGCATCAAGGAAACTGCAACGACAATATGGACGGCGATAAGCGACAAGATAAAAGAAATCCTGACGTCAATACACGATTTCTTCGCCGAGAAATGGGAAGCGATAAAGACGAAGGTCTCGGATGCCATCGGCAACATAAAAGAGACACTGTCATCCGGAATCGAGACTGCGAAGGAAACACTCAGCAGTACGCTCGATGCAATACATGATAAATTCTCGGAGATATGGGAAGGCGCGAAGAGCATTGTTTCCGGAGCAATCGATTACATCAAAGGGCTGTTTGATTTTGATTGGCATCTTCCGGATATTGCGCTCCCTCATTTTTCAATAGATGGTGAGTTCTCACTGAATCCGCCGTCCATTCCATCCATAGGTGTGGATTGGTATAAAAAAGCGATGGACAGCGCCAGAGTCCTGACCGGACCGTCCGTGTTCGGGTATGATGCGAAGGCAAACAGGTTACTTGCCGGCGGCGAAGCCGGGCGAGAGGTCGTATCCGGAGAAGGCCACCTCATAGACCTGATAGACAGCGTTGTCGGGAACAGATTCGGCGCGTTAGACGGCGTTTTAGGACGTTTGGAAAGCGCGGTAGACAAATACCTGCCGAAGATCGCAGAAGGCCAGAATCGACCGGTTGTGCTGTCAACGGGGCAGACTATAGGCGGTCTGGGCAAGCCGATGAACGAAGAACTTGCACGACAGGCGGAGAGAGATAAATGGCAGTAAAAACACGTAAGTCGTTCGGAGCGACGATCACAGTCGGGACAAAGTCTTATCACACGTTCAACGACTGGAAGATGACAATAATCAACAATAACTACATCGGAGACCCCGAGGTAGAGACAAATTATCTGGACGTCCCGGGAAGAGATACGATGCTCGACTACTCGGAAGCTCTGACCGGGCGGCCTGTCTATAAGTCAAGACCGATCAGGATAGAACTGCAGGGACTTCGGGAGAAGATGAGCTGGGATATAGAAGTATCACGTCTCAGGAACATCCTGCACGGAAGGATAGCGAAGGTCTACTTTGATAACGACGAATCGCATTACTGGGAAGGACGAATATACCTCAGAGAGATGGACCGTGAGAAAACCCTCGGAAGTTTCGTGCTCGAAATGCCGATCGCACAGCCGTTCAAGTACGACAAATTCTCATCAACAGAGGATTACGACTGGGATACGTTCGACTTCGAAGAGGATGTGGACAGATACATAGGTGTTCTTGATTTTACGGAAGGATACACTGTTGAGATCCCGATAAGCGAGATTCCCGGAGTACCGGTCGTGCCGGTCATAAATGTGACTACGCTGAGATCTGATACGCTGACGATGAGGTCATCGTCGAACAATAAGACATACTCACTGAAGAGGGGAAGAAATCGCTATCCGGAGCTGCAGGTTGCCGGCGCGTCAGCCGTAACACTGACCTTCACCGGGTCTGCAAAGCTTACTATTGACTACAGAGCCGCAAGGCTGTAAGGAAGTATCATGTACGAATTTCTGTTAGATGGAACGAAAACCCTATATTATCCCGGAGACGCGGAGTGCTCGGTCATAGATCCGGAGATCAACCTGGCACTCTCGGAAGCGGGCTCGCTGGAATTCAAAATGCCGGAGGAAAATCCGTATTATAACAGCTTACATCTCAGACAGTCCATGATTTCGGTGATGAGGGATGGAGTAGAAATCTTTAATGGGGAAGTGCGGGAGTGTCCTCGGGATAGCAACAATATGCGGAATGTCTATGTAGTAGGAGAACTCGCTTTCCTGCATAACTCCATACAGCCGCAGTATGAGTATGGCGAGATTAGCGTGACGCAGTTCTTTCGGAGGCTTATACAGAATCACAATGAGCAAGTTGAAGAACGGCAGCAGTTCACGCCTGGCATCGTAAGTGTACCGTCAGGCGGCCGGACGATAAGTTTTTACACAGACCACAACGAGACGTTGGATGCAATACGAACGATGCTCATCGACGTATTCGGCGGAGCACTCCGGATCCGAAAGACGGGCGGAACGAGATATCTTGATTATATAACGCTCACGGAGTACGGGAATGACAACCTGCAGGGAGTGACCTTCGGGGAGAACCTGCTGGACTACGCAGAGAGCTATTCAGCGAACAGCGTGATAACTGCCCTCATCCCTCGCGGTGCGGTCATACAGGATGAGAACGAAGCTGAGTCCGTATTGCAGAAAAGGGTGGATATCACATCCGTCAACAGCGGGAAGGATTACCTGATCAATACAACAGCAGCGAACACTTTCGGGAAAATATGGGCGGTAAAAGATTTTGATGAGATCGATAGTCCATCGGCACTGAAGACGGCCGGACAAAAATACCTGCAGGATGCGCAGTATGAAGATCTTGAGCTGAGTCTGACAGCAGCTGACCTGTCTCAGCTCGACAACACTATAGATGCTTTCCGGATTGGCGACAAGGTGACAGTCACGGCCCCGCCCTACGGGATGAATAAGGAATTCCCAATCAAATCCCTCACGCTGTATCCCCAAGCCCCGCAGAACGACAGACTGAAGCTGTCAGCCAACACACGACGCAAGGGGACATACACAGCAATGCAGACAGCGGCTTCGGCGTCAACGGCGGCAAGCTACAAAAAAGACGATCTAAACATTAAAACATTAATTATGCAGGAGATGTCCAGTATCGTCGCGCAGTTCACAGGGTCGGAAGGTGGATATAAACTCACTGAGTACGATGCGGACGGCCGCTGGCTCCGAGACCTTTACATGGACAATCCGAACAAAGATCTTGCACAGAACATCATGCAGATCAGCATGGCGGGTATCGCCTTCAGCGAACAAGGATACAGCGGGCCGTATACGTCGGCATGGACACTCGGCGGGGCTTTTAATGCGGACAGGATCCTGACCGGGACACTGATCGCGTCGATCATAAAAGCGGGAATACTGTCGGATGTAGCCGGAAAGAACTCGTGGAATCTCGAAACGGGCGCTCTCACGACGAACGACGCGACGATGACGAATGTCACGATTGACGGCGGTAAAATCACGACAAAAAGCGGAGATAAGAAAGCGATTATGGAAAACGGATTCCTGCGGGGCTACAGGAACAATGCAATCTATGGTCTGCTCGACCTGTCGCCGTCGTATCCCGACGCTAAAAAGCGTGTAGCGCTCTGGGCAAAGGATGAACTGTACCTGCAAGTTGGAGGGGCGGAAGGAAGTCCTACAAAGGAAATAAAAATAGATAAAGACGGCATACATCCACAGGGTTTAACCGGATGGACTGTTTTGGGCGATATGAGAGTCCAACTCGATGGCGGACTAATTATGCAGATAATCTAAGTGAGGAAAGACATGAGCACGATTGCACAGATCTTACAGAAAATTGCAACGGCAAAAAAGGGCCGTGATGTACGTGGGGCTATCCATGATGGCATCAGCCAGTGTTACAACGATGTCAACAGTCCAACCCTTAAAACGGCTGCGCTGGAAGCGGCCATACAGAACAAAATCGATGCTGGACAGATGGCCGCACTGACGATCGGTGACGGAACGATCACACGGCAGAAGTTAGATCCTGAGATGTCGCTGGGAATGGCAGCGTCGGTTGAAGAAGAAACACTGGTACTCACGATGCAGTAAGGAGATAAAAATGACAACGTACACAGTAGCAACAGGTCAAAAAGAAGCTCTTATGCTGGGTAGACAGGGAGAATACAACGTAACGGAATTTGTGTTTGACTTGTCAGATCTGCACGACGCGGTTGGGAATGGTATCGCGGTGCTCCTGCACTATCCGTATCGCGGGGAACCTTATATAGTACCTGCCGACCAGGGGGACACGGGCGACGCAGC